GGGTTCTAACGGTGTCTGTGGTGAGGATGTATATTTCTGCGTCAAGGCTGGTTCTGAGGGCTTTCAGACGTATGTAGACCATGAGCTATCGATGCACATTAGGCACATAGGTACATACGAATATGGCTGGAAGGACTTTGAGCAGTTAGAGGAATAATATGCCATTTACTAGCTATTCGGACTTAAAGACTACGGTAGCGAATTATCTAGCCCGTAGTGATCTAACGTCGGTTATCCCCGATTTCATCCGACTAGCTGAGGAAAGGCTACGTCGAGACATTCGGACTCGGCAGATGTTGATTGTCGCAACGGCATCGACTACAGGCGGTGATTCTACTGTTGGACTCCCGACAGACTTCTTAGAGATGCGCGATATTCACCTGAACACGAATCCGGTGACTACATTGCGCTACAAGGCTCCTAATAGCTTCTACGCTGAGTCTAGGGTTACAGAGGGTGGTAAGCCTATTGACTACACGATTCTAGGTGCTGAGATACAGCTAGCGCCATCTCCAGACGGTACTTATGTTCTACAGATGCTGTATTACGGCAAGCCTCCGCTGTTGTCTGATAGCAATTCTAGCAACATCTTCCTAGCTAACTATCCTGATGCTTTACTGTATGCGTCACTAGCTGAAGCAGAGCCTTATTTAATGAATGATGCCCGTGTTCAGACTTGGGCAGCTTTGTATGATCGTGCTGTAACTGCGATTACGAACTCTGACCAATCGAGTGAATACAGCGGTCAGCCTATGTCTATGTCTTATAACGTGAGGTAAATCATGGCAGAAATGGCAAATTATCTTGAGGACGCGATAATTAACGCGGTTCTCCGTAACACGAGCTACACAAGCCCAGCGACGGTTTATGTGGCTCTTTATACGTCTGACCCTACGGATGCGGATACTGGTACTGAGGTATCTGGTGGCTCGTATGCTCGTACTGCGGTGACGTTTGGTGCGCCTAGTAACGGTGTAACGACGAACTCAGCGAGTGTGACATTCCCAACGGCTACGGCTTCATGGGGAACGGTCAGCTATATCGGTCTAAGAGATGCGTCAACGTCTGGAAACCTGCTGTTTCATACGGCTCTAGATGAGGCTAAGACTGTGGGTACAGGTGATATTTTCACCATCTCAACAGGTAACCTTTCCGTTACGTTGGCATAAATGCCGTTCGTCCTAAACGACAGGGTAAAGGAAACCAGTACGACTACGGGTACTGGAACGATTACGCTTGCTGGTGCTGCTACTGGCTTTCAGTCGTTCTCAGCGGGTATTGGCAACACAAACACAACGTACTACGCCATTTACCTGTCTGGATCAAATGAGTGGGAGGTTGGTGTAGGAACGGTAGGCTCAGGCACGTTAAGCCGAGATGTGGTTCTACAGTCCTCGAACTCGGATGCGTTGGTCAACTTCTCTGCTGGCACTAAGGATGTATTCGTAACGTATCCTGCTGATCGGGCTATTTACAAGGAAACATCTGGTAATGCGGTGACATTCCCTATTTGGGAGACATCTAAGACGGTATCTGGTGCGTATTCGATCACTAGCGGCAATGATGCTGTGAGTTACGGGGCAATAACTATAAGCACAGGAAGCTCTGTAACAGTCCCAACAGATGACTATTGGCTGGTTTTTGGTTAAGGAAAGAACATGAGTAACTTAAAAGTTCAAGGTAATGCGAGTGGTTCAGGTACGCATACTTTACAAAGTGCTAACACTAACAGCAACATCACTCAGACATTGCCTGATGTTAGTGGCGTTACGTTGGGCTTTTTGAATGTTCCTCAATCTGGTTCGGACAAAACTAGCTCATACACACTAGCACTTGCAGACATCGGTGAGTTTGTGGGCGTCGGCACTAGCGGATCAATCACGATCCCTAACTCGACGTTTGCGGCTGGTGACATTATCTCGATCTTCAACAATACGACCGGAAACATTACGATCACTTGTTCGATTACGACGGCTTATATCGCTGGCACGAATACAGACAAGGATACGATGACGTTAGCGACCAGAGGCGTTGCAACGATCCTATTCATTAGTGGTACGGTTTGTGTCGTGACTGGGAACGTGTCATGAGTGGCATTATGTCTATGCTGTTGGGGGCTAGAACCGCAATAGCTGTTGCCGTTGATGAGTTCTTTAACCGTGTCACGTTACTTCTGCCCGGAGATGGCACTAACGGCGCACAGAACAATACGTTCCTAGACTCATCTACCAACAACTTCACCATCACCCGTAACGGCAACACGACGCAGGGTACATTCTCACCGTTTAGTCAGACTGGGTGGAGTAATTACTTCAGAGGTGGAGCGAATACAGACGCTGTAAATACTTCGTCAGCCGTCGCATTGACCGGCGACTTTGCGCTTGAGTGTTGGATTTATCAAGCTGCCGCAGCTACTACCTATACCGTTTTCGCAGGACATGGTTCTGGAACTACGCAGTTTGTAATAGACCAAACATCTGGAGGCGCTTCAACAGGCGCTGTTTCTTTTTATCAAGGTAGTTGGATTGCCTCTAGTTCTGCTGGCGTATTTACTAGAAATGTTTGGAACCATGTTGCGCTAACCCGAAGCGGAACGACTGTTCGCATCTTTGTAAACGGATCGCAGGTCGCAAGCGGCACACTTTCTGGCACGGTTAATTTTTCAAACTTTGGCTCTATCGGCGCAAACTACACTCTCAACGGATACATCAGTAACCTGCGAATTACCTCTGGCGCAGCGTTATACACAAGCACGTTCACACCAAGCACGACACCGCTTACCACATCAGCCGGAGCAGGCACTGTCGTTCTTCTGACTTGCCAAGCAAATCGTTTTGTTGATGCCAGCGCAACACAGACGATGACTGTCACTAGCGTACCATCCGTAGAAGCCTTCAGCCCGTTCGCTCCTACTGCTGCGTATAGCGCGGATACAGTAGGTGGTAGTGGGTACTTTGATGGTACGGGGGATTATTTATTTACTAGCAGTAACACTGCGTTAGTGCTGAATACAGGTTCTTGGACTATTGAAGCGTGGGCGTTTTGTACTGGCGGCTCTGGTTATAGAAGTGTGTTAAGCAAACGCACAGGAGCAAACGCAGAGTATGAGATGGGAATTGATAATTCTGGATACTTTTATTTGTACATTGGCACAACAGTCTACGCGACAACTACACTTGTTCCACTAAATTCATGGAATCATCTTTGCATAACTTGCGATGGAACAAACATAAGAATGTTCCAAAATGGCGTATTAACAAGATACAACGCGAGTTTGGCTGCTGGTAATGGGACAGGTAATTTGTCTACTGGTGTTGAAGCTGGAACTGCTGCACAGAATTGGATAGGGTATATATCAAACGAGCGAATTGTTAAAGGTAGCGTCGTAAGTGCATACTCAACAAGCTCAACAACCGAGGGGACTGTAATTTTCACCCCACCAACAATACCGCTAACGGCAATAACTAACACTTCTTATCTTCTCAACTTCACCAACGCTGGCATCACAGACGCTACAGCAAAGAACGACCTTGAGACTGTAGGCAACGCGCAGATTAGTACGACGCAGAGCAAGTTCGGCGGGTCGAGTATTGCGTTTGATGGGACTGGTGATTATTTGGTAATCCCCAAGAGGCCTTTCTTTGATTTCCCCGGAGATTTCACAATAGAGTTTTGGCTATATGCAAATTCACTTGCTTCATACGGTTTCTTAATGGACACAAGAAGTTCTGCATCTACGTTTTGGCTAATGGATTTAAGTACTTCTGGCGTTATTGGTTGGGGGCCAGATGCGACAATACGTATTTCTTCATCTTCTATATCTACTGGTCAGTGGTATCACGTAGCTGTTGCGAGGTCAGGATCATCTACAAAAATGTTTTTGAATGGAACGCAAACAGGTTCCACATATACAAGTTCTGCGAGTATTACTGCTGGAACAACAAATGTGGTAGTAGGAGGTAGTGCGTTAAACCCCGGTAGTTTTAATGTTAATTGTTATATTGATGACCTTAGAATTACTGTTGGACACGCTCGTTACACATCCAACTTTACAGCACCGACATCAGCTTTCGCTTTGCAATAAGGACTGACCATGCTCTACTCTAAAAACGGTTCTATCCCAAAGCCAGAGACAGACGGAACAGACGGTTGGATTGAAGTTCCTGACGAACCTGTTGCACCTGAAGGCAAAGAAGTAGTCTGGTGGTATCCGCCGGGATGGGTGATTCGTGATCCTAAACCTGCTGATGAGGAAGGCTATAAGTGGTCTTGGTCGCAGTCTAGCGAGGAATGGGTCAAGTACGCATTGCCGGAGACTGAGCCTGTCCCAGTATTAGAATCAACCCAGATTGAAGCATTAACAAGTAGCCAAATTGAGAGTCTAACAACGTCACAGATTAGCGGATTGCAATAATGCTAGGTTTCTCGCCGTTAGCCTCAGCAACATTCTCAAGTACCGGAGACAATCCGGTATTTGCGTCTGCTGCGATTAGTGCGACAGCGACAGTATCTAGTAGCTCATCCGTAGATCATCGTGCTGTAGCGGCTGTAAGTGCCTCTGCTACGGTATCTTCATCCTCAACGGTCACTAGGTTTGCTGCTGGGGCTATTTCAGCCTCGGCTACGGTTACGGCAAAAGGTTTCCGAATAGTCCACTTCTCAGGGGCTATTAACGGAACGGCAACAGTTACAGCGTCTGGTTTCCGTCAGGTATTCGGTAATGCAGCGATTACTGGTACTGCTCAAGTTACCGCTATTGGTAACTACTCGATCTTTGGTACAGCGGCTATTAGTTCTGCTGCAACGGTATCGGCTAGTGGTGGGCTGTTATTAGCTGGTAGTGCGTCAATTAGTTCGTCTGCGACTGTAACTGCGGCTGGTACTTTGGAGTACATCGTATCTGCCAGCATTGAGGCAGAGGCTAATGTAAGTGCGACAGCGACGGTGACTGCAAAAGCTATTGCATCTATCGTTGCAAATGCGACAATAACGGGTAAGGGATACATTGTTGGCGAGGAATGGGTAGATATAACGCCAGAAACGAATATCTGGACGGATATTCCTGCAAGCAATGATTCATGGACTGTAATTGAGGCCTCAACGGACTCATGGGATGACATAAGCCCAAGTTCTAACACTTGGACATTAAAGCCTACTGGAACTGACACATGGCTGAGACAAAACTAATCTTTGGTGAATGGCTACCAGATCAGCCCGGAGTAACAGGGGCGATTACTGACGCTAAGAACTGTTATCCAGTTGCTAACGGTTATG